CTCAGCCCACGCTGTAGAGTTTTGGCGTGTGCCGAAAAGTAAGTGGACGCCAGAAGAATCAATAGAATTAATTTTCCAGCCATAACCAGAACCAAACGCAGATGTAACAAATTCTAAGCCGCCATCATTCGCTAGACTTCCACTTGTGTCTTCAATTTTAATTCGGCCTTGACCTGTTGCGTTGGTAGCACCTATGTCTCCAATATGAAGTGTTGTGTCAGGGTTAGTGTTATTGATACCAAAATAGCCTGAGCCAGTTATACGACCAAACTCAGCGCCAGAGGCTTTTGTAAATAACAACGAGCCTGTTGTGTTAGCCCCGCCAAGTCCTATTTGAATGTTAGAACCGTCAATTAGCTCCAATAGTCGCGTGTTGTTATTTGATTGGTCGAATATTGTTGCGGCAGTGCCAGTGTCATCATATAAGGCTAATTCACCACCGTTTTCGTTATATTGAAAACCGTGAGAAATCGAACCAGAATTTAGATAAAAGTTGACCGTGTTGTTGCCTGTAACGAGCGTATCGGTGCCGCCATAACTAATCGTCGTTCCAAGCGCCGAAATCTCAAAAGGTCTAAATGCGCTATTAGCGGCATTGACTGAACTTAGATTATTAACGCTGTTAAATTCACGCAGAAGTGTACGGTCATTTGTGCCAACAGTTAAGTCAAGTCCGTCGCCTACTATAGTCCCCGTTACGTCGATGCCTGTGGAGGTTGTGGTTAGTCGGGTGTTTCCTGCGTATAACAACTGTACTTGGTTGTTATCAAGCGCATACATGGCAGTTTGCCAGCCTCCACCACCATCGCCTACTTGAAAGCGAAGTTCGTTAGAGCCTCTTATATACAAATCGCCCGTGCCAAAATCACCTATAAAGCTATTAGACCCATCATGGTAAATCTGTAGGTCAGAACCAGCACCGAAGATAGCTTTGTCGTTATCTCCGAAGGTTACGTCGCCAGAGGTAGCAAGATTTGCAAAAGTAGCTGTGCCTGTTGCAGTAATGTCACCTGTAGTAATGCTAGTAGGATTAGTTCCTACTTCGATAACAGTGCCGCTTGCGTTTTCTGTGTAGAGGCGCTTGTTAGTCAGGTCTAATGCGGGTTCGCCTTGAACAAGATCACCAGCCGTAGGTGCGCCAGAACCATTCTTGAGTTTAATCGTGGTCATTAATAAGTTCCCCCGTCAACAGTTGACAGTGTAGTAGTGATAGAAGTTGTGCCTGAACCTGTAACTGCTCCAGACAGAGTAATCGTTTCGTTGCCAGTTATATAGCCTGAGTTGTTAGTTAGGACAGAAATATTGTCCCCACTTTGCAATGCACTATCAGCCAGTGCGCCTTGTGCTGCCGTAGCGTAGTCAGCAGAACTAAAGGCTTTGACCTGTGCAAGGTTAGTTACCTCAGAATCCATTAGCGCGCCAGCAGCAGTTACGTTAGCTGTATCCGTTACGTCTGCGCTAGCTTCAATGCCATTGAGCTTTGTATGGTCTGCATCGGTAAACACATTGGAATCTGTTGCTGACTCTACAAGCGCTCGTATTTCGGCTGCCGTTTGATCCGCTGTAGCGTTCGCTTCAATACCGTCTAACTTAGTCCCGTCTGCGGCTATGTCACGGCCATCAACAGTACCGCTAAGTGCCACGTTACCTGTAATGTTGACGTTACCCGTACCTGTAATGTCATTACTGTTTAGGTCAAGGTTGCCGCCTAGCTGTGGCGTAGAGTCACCAACAAGATCCGGGTTAATACTGTTCCACGTGGAACCATCGTAGATTCGAGTAGTGTTGTCGCTAGTGTTGAAGTACCAGTCACCTACCGTTACAGCATTGCCGTTAAGGTCAACAGTAGGGTTGGTAGCAGAAGTGCCAAGGTAAAGGCCATCAATTGCTTCTTGAGCCGCCTCTGCCGCTGTTTGCGCTGCTTCTGCTGCAGTCTGAGCAGTTTGAGATGCAGTAGCGCTGGTCGCTGCTTCTGATGCCTTAGTGGTGGCTGTTGTAGCTGAGGCTGCTGCATTGGTCGCTGATGTGGCTGCTTCTGTGGCTTTAGTTGTTGCGGTTGTTGCGGAAGCAGAAGCGTTTGTCTCTGCTGTTTCAGCGTTAGTCTCTGCAGTCTCAGCTGCGGTTTTAGCTACTTCTGCTGCTGACTGTGCAGTTTCTGAAGCAGTCTTAGCAGTTTCTGCGGATGTTTTGGCTGATACTGCTGCAGCTTCTGCGGTCTCTGCATTAGTTTCTGCAGTTTCAGCATTTGTTTCTGCAGTCTCTGCGTTAGTCTGTGCAGTTTCTGAAGCAGCTTGTGCAGCCTCAGCAGCTGTTTGAGCCGCTAAAGCAGACGCAGCAGACGCTGCAGCTTCGTTTGCTTTTGAAGAAGCAGTACGCGCTTCTGTAGCTATCTCCGACGCATACGCATCAGTGCTAGACTCACCAGAACCACCTGTGCCACGGAATAAAGGCATCTACTGCTCCTACAAAAGAAAAGGAAAAGGGGCCATTGCTGACCCCTTGAGTTCGTTACTCTGCGACTGCGAGAACGAAACCAGCTTCAGGACGGTATACTTCAACACCGTAGAGGCAGTCAGCCGTGTACAGAGTTGAGAGGTATTCCTGCTTGTACTGGGTCTGTGAACGTACAGCTTGCTGCTCTGCCATGACGATAGCGTCTTTGTGGAAGAGAAGTGCAGCACGAGTATCAACAGAAGATGCAGTATTGTCTGCAGCAGCTTCGATAGTTGCACAGTTGTTTGAGACATAGATGTCTACACCGTACAAGTTACCGATGAGGCCAGAGCTTACTGCTTGACCAGTTACGAAGTCAGAAGACACGTAGCGGTCGATACCCATAATGGTGTTACGAACAGAAGGTGGGATAACAAGTACCCGGCTTTCCATGGGTACGTTGTTGTCGTCAAGCTTCTGAATCATGTCACGGAAGAACGCATCGGTAAATACGTCACCAGCAACAATAGTGTCGTCAGTGTACTGAGTAGTTGTACCGCCGTCGTTGAAGAAACAACCGCTGTGCTGGTAGTCAGTAGGAGCTACTGAGCCAGAGAATACAACTGAACCACCGTCACCAAAACCAGTACCACAAGAGTGGAGGTCAGTGTCGATCTTAGTAGCAAGGGCGTAACCAGCGTCTTCAGTGTAGAACTGACGGAGGCTAGAAAGCGCCTGTACTTCAACGATGTCTTCGATAAGACGTGAGTACTCAAAGTGACGATCAATGTCAACAGTCAGTTCGCTCTCAGTGTTTGCAATGATAGTAACTGCAGTGTCAGCAGCCTTAGCATTTGCATCACCACGAGTGGGCTTAGGAATGTGAAGCTTGTCACCTTTCTTGCCATTCATAGCGATACGCTTGACAAGTGGAGCCATCTTCAGGTTCTTTTGGTAAGCAGCAATAATCTCGTCACTCCAGATTTCTGGAATAAACGTTGCCGCCTCAGTTTTTGCAGTATTACCGGCTGCGCCCGGATAAGTTGCAGTAGCCATGTCAATCTCCTAGATTATTTGACTCGACCCTCCGCATAAGCTGCCATGATTTCATCGGACAAAGCTTGATAACGTTCTGGGTCTGTTCTCATTAGTTTAATAATGTCGGCCCTACGATATACCTTCTTACGACTACCTTCAGCACTTCCTCGTGCTTTGCCTGTGTTTGCTGCCTTTAGTGTCTGTTTACGCGCTTGTTTTTCAACATTTGCGGTCTGCTTTGCAACTGTCTTCCGTTCTTTCCAGAGTGTAAACAGTTCGTCAGCAGATTCAGAGTCATACATCTGGTCAGCTTGTACAAACAACTGAGTCCTAATTTTAGATTTTTTAATCCACTCAGCAAAAGTAGGATCATTCAAAATGTCCTGCATGTCTGGGTGTTTAGACTGAAGCATTGACAATGAAGTTTGCTTCTTGTATTGTGCAGAATACTGCTCTGCTTGTCTAATTTTAGGATGATTCTCAATAGCACGATTAACGGCTGCTTGAGGGTCTGTAAAATAGTCTATATCGTCTTCAGGCCCAACGTATTGTTGAGGTGCTGGTGTCGTTACACTTTGACTAATATAGTCATCAACGACTTTACGAAGTTCTCCTACTTCAGAAGACTGACGACCTAAAAGCTTTTCAGCTTCTTGGTGCATGTGTACAACTTCTTCTAGAGACTTACCTTGGTACTTCTCAGGGACTGTAGGTTCTTCTGTTTGAGGTTGCTCAACTTCTTCTCGTTGAATCTCATTTACTTCGTTTTTTTCAATGGTGTCCACGTTGTCCTCTTCAGGCTGTGGATCAATCATTGTAGCTTTTGACATAATTAAACTCCGTGATTAAATCATTGTGGAGACTTTTTTCTACCTGCTTTTTCGTGTTCTCGTACCCACTTCATGTGTTGACCGGGAAAATCCCCAGTAGAACCATCAAGGTGAAAAGACGGGGCAGATACCATTTTAGTAGCGTTAGCGCCACAACCGCACCTACTGGTCGTAACGCCGGACTCTACCATTTCTTCAAAGACATGTCCGTTAGTACAACGGAAGTCATAAATTTTAAACATCAACAGGACCTTCTTCTTCTACTTCTGCTTGCTCTCTAGCAGCTTCAATAGTGGCCTGTAGATTAATTACTGTTGCAAAAGCAGCTACTTGACCTTTACGATAGAACAAGTCTTCTACGTCTTTTACAGTCTGTACATCTGCTAATTGAGTTGCGTTTGTGGAAAGCTCTTGCAAGAGTTGTTTGAAACCTTCAGAATTGAAGAGTTCGAAGTAGTTGTCGAAGTAGGTTTCAAGCTCAGTGTTCATAGTTTCCTCTAATGTTGTTAACTATAGTTTTATTATATCATACTTTTAAACAGTTGTCAAGCTTTTCTTGTAGACTTTCTACGTCTACCTGAGGCTGTAACTGCGTGTTTGATTGCCTTGGGGCCAGTCTTACGACGTGCAGAAGAAGCCTTTTCAGCTTTTGTCATCTTAGCTGCAACCGCTTTAGGTCTACAAGAAGGGTAAGGACGTTTACTGTTCTTAGCGGACTTACGCCCACAAGATTTACCCGTTTTTACGTCAACCCATTCTTCATCAAACCACTTGGTTAAGCCTTTCTTGGGACGACTAGCTCCTCCTGTCTGACGTTTTCTAGGCATACGTACCACCACGTTTTTTATAGGTTTTTACTATCCAAGCAGAGGCGTAAGCACTGGGAAATACATCAAACTTACGTTTAGCTTCAGATTTTACCCTTGAGTAAAGCGCTTTGTTCTTTACATTCTTAGGTATAGTACTTTTTGCCATGACTATTTACCTTTAGGCTTTTTTACTTTTTTCTTTTTTCCGCCGTATGCGTTACCGTACCCCATAACTATCTCCTCACTTTTTGTGGACTTTTTGAACTTCAAAATTAGCTGACTTAGAGGCACCTTTGTGTGGTTTGTAGCCTCCTGTAGGGTCTTTCATTAACTTAAAAGAACTACCACTTTTCATCCAGTGGTAACCTTTGGGTGCGTTGACTTTCATAGTATCACCATTTTTTACATGACCAGTATCTAGCTGTCAGCTTACTGGGCGGGTTTGTGTCACACTTGTGACGTGCTCTAAACGACTTTCGTCGAGCAGGTTGGTCTTTTTTAATAGTCATCTTAGCGTCACCAAAACGAATAGTCTTAGTTTTGTCACCCTCTTTTGCTACTACTACAAACTTTTTAGTTGGGTGACTAGGCGTTCGCTTTGGCTTGTTGTACCCGCTTACGCCCGCTCGTGCTAGTTTTGGGTCTTTGGACTTTGGCATTATTGAGTTCCTCCAGTTGGCGTTCCAAGCGGTCTAGGCGCTCCCATTGGTGGTTGAACTCTTGGTTGACTTTCTGCAGGAGAAGGCGTAGTTCGTGGTCCGTTAACATTATTTTTTCCTTCTATTTCACGTTCTTTAAGGAGAGCCTCAGCGACCTTCATGCGTCGTTCAAACTCTTTGTCTTCTGAATTACCTTCACGAAGGTTTCTAGTAACAGCGTTAATTTTATCAATCTCAAGCTCTTGTGGTACTGCTTGCGCTTCTGCAGTCAACTTAGCTGCTCTTGCTTGCGACTCTTGAGCCTGAGCGGACAGTGCAGCTGTTTGTGACTGCTGGAACTGCATTTGTACTTGCTGTGCTTGTTGTTGCATTTGTTGTGCCTGAGGATTAGGCTGCATTGCTTGTTGCATTGCCGCTAGTAGTTCTTCACGGTTAGACAGGTTCATGTTGTCAATAATGCTTTGTATTAACGTATTGTACAACGGAGAATTTTTTTCCATAGTTTGCAACAACTGTACAAGTTGAGTAACTTCGTATTCTCTAGCAATAATGCCTAGAGTACTACTTGCATTAAACTTATAGTCAGCTACTGGGTAGTTTTCAGGATCAAACTGCATGTACCTGTGCGCTGCTTTTTTAACAAAAGGTAGTAAGAAAGATTGCTGGAAGTTGATTAGTGTGCGTTTGTGACGTTTAATAATAGCGCCAAGAGACATACTAATGCCAGCGGCAGTAGCTTCACCGTTAACTTTACCTGCAATTCCTGCTGAGTCAACAGCTCCTGTTGCTTGCTGTACCATCTGCTGCAAGGCTCCGGCCTGAGCAAACGTAATTTGATTGACTTGACCAAAGTTAAAAGGCTGAAGTACTTCACGAGGATCTCCATTGGTTAAAATCATTTTACCGGGGCGTACTTCTGGCTTTGCACCTCGTGGAAGCCTAGTTGCGTCAATAGCCATCATTGGGTGGATAGTAAGGCTTAGTGCGTCAATTCTAGCTCGTAACTCAGTGTCCAAAGCCTTTTGGCTGTTGTAGCCTTTTTCGCAAACCCCACGACCCCAAAATCTACCGGGCACTACGTCCCAAGGAAAAGCAACAACAGGACGGTCCTGCATCATGTAGGGATTAGCTTCGGCTTTGAGGAGAATACCTCCGTTAGCAATTACTATAACAGCTTCTACGTAACGCGACTCAAACTCTTCTTCCGGTACTTCTTCTTCGTCTTCTTCCTTTAGAGCCGAATTGAGAAGATCTCGTGGCACTAAACCATAGTACTTAGTTAAACGCACTTTGTCGTCATTATAAATAGTAATGTCTTGGTCAGGCTCAAGGTCAGTGTCAGGAGCAGCAGGCCCAACATAAACGTCTTTGTACACACCTTCTTCCTGCAAAAGTTCTACTTGGTGTAGGCTTACAAACTCATCTATAGCTACGCCCATAGCGTCTTCTACAGACGTTGCTACGGGGTCAATAAGGAAGTTCTGAGGTAAAACAGGCTTTAGCTTTACTTTTACCCGGTCAGTAATGTTAACTCCTACTGCTTGCAAATCACCGTCCATTACAGGTTGCGTAGCAGGAACCATCTCTTTCATTTCTTCAATAACAATTTCACCAATGCCTGTACCAAATACTGCTGCGTTAATAAGACACTCTGCAACAGCTTTACGCACTAGGCATTCTTCAAAATCTTCAGTTAGTTTGTTACGTAAAAACAATACGTCTTGTCGTTGTGTGTCGCCTAAGTTATCACTTACGTCAAACCACTTACCACGTCCAAACGTAGCTTCTTCTAGTTCCGCTACATTAGACTCAACTGCTTGCTGAAGTGCAGGAGAAATAATGCGGGAACGCTCAGACCTACGCTCACTGTCAGCAGGGTCCCATATACCACGCCATAGTCTATAATATTCTTCAAATCTTGCTTCATAATTACTTTCGTAGTAATCCCTCC